AGAGTTTGGCTTCGATCAAGAACTGAAACGTCTAGGTTTTTATTTTACTAATGCTGTTTTAATTGATCTTTTAAACAAGGGCGTGTTGACTAGTGACGAAACTTTCCTAGAAAGAAGACTGGGCAATGACATGTATAAAAAGCACACGGGTAAAGTCAAAAAGTGAGAGCAGCTCCGTGAGCAGAGCAGCTCATTCCGTCACAAAAATTTCTCCAGAAAAATGATCTACTAATTAATAGTTATATACAACATATCATGGAGAAGTAATGAAACTTAACAAAAATAAACTTAGACGCATGATCATAGAAAGCTTGAATGAATTGACACTGATTAATAGTGGCGAGCCAAAAGTCGTCGATATGGAAGTAAAATATAATACGGATGAAACCGGTCAACAGGGGGCTCCCGCTTTTATTTTTAGGCATGAGGAGTTAACGGGTGGTATAATGAGGGCTGATATCGATCAAGCAGGAGCGGTACTTAACTCACTTGTTCAAATGGGTTTCACACAAATTAACATCAGCGGACCCTTATCTTATAACACAATTATTGATGATGAAACACAGATGCCTAAAAGCGGTCATCCCTTTGTGAAGGAGCCTATAATGGGGCCTAATAACACCCCATTTTACGACTACAGAGACTAATATATAACAAATTGTGGAGAACAAATGAAAATTAATAGACGACAACTACGAAGACTCATTGAGTCGACTTTGAATGAGCGACCAGAGAACGCGCTCGGTAACCCTACAGCTGACAAAGTCCAACACGGATTAAATCAAATGGGATATCGATACAAGGTCAAAGAAGTTCCGTACATGTCAGGCGGGGTTAACCCGTTTGATGAATTTGATTCAACAGTTATAGGTACACTTGAAAAAGCAGGTTTGTATGATGAGAACGTATACTATGTCGACACAGGTAAAGACTTTACCGCTGTTGACGAAATACAGGGGTTCATTAACGATGTAGCCGGCAATATATTTCACAACTCTTCAGGTGGGTTCTTAGGGCGTACTGTATTTTTTAGAGGTTAGGTGCAACTAACCCTCGTGTAAGTGTTCGTTGATGTATTCAGTTAGCTAAATTATAACGAGAGATTTTTAATGGCAGGACTTAAGACAACGTGGGACATGGGCGATCGAGTTATCCACCTGACAGACGTCATCCGCTACCTCAACAAGAGAAAGCGCCAGGTGTATAGCATACCCGCAAGAGCTCTTGCCAAAATGCTCGGACGACGACTTGAGACTAGTCGTAAGCGCACCATGCGCGCTGATATCTCAGTACCGATCATTGTTGAAGTCGATCGGCAGACGCGGCGACCCGTGGTGGTGCTTGACGGGAATCATCGGCTAGCGAAGGCCATGGCACTTAATACTAATGTGCGCATGCGGATCTTGTATAGCGATGAGAGGGATAAATTATTTGGTGCGTAAATTTCATCTATTAATTTTTATTTTTCTCACAAATATTTACGGAGAACTTTTGGCAGTCTTTTGATAGTTATATCTGGATATCATACGATCATATTATACAGGAGATAAAATGAAACTTAATAGAAGAAACTTGCGAAGGCTCATTGAATCTGTGATTCTGGAAGGCATGCTGGATAGTGCTCTCGACTCACAATACAACCCCTTTAGTGGTATGGTCGATCAAGCGCCGGCACCACCCATGGTCACCCGCGGAGAATTAGGCCGTTTCTTTAAAGACCCAAAAGAGGTTTTTGGATCATTAAAAAACGATTATCCTTTCATACAGGTAAACGATACTTTCGCTTTTGTGCCAGACTGGGCTTATGATATCGGCCCTGGTGGATTGGAAGGCGGTGGCCCGGGCGATGATATTAGTTATGCTATTGAGGGCATGGCGATTAAAGAGGTAGACGTCGACGGTCCGGAGCCAGGTACACGCTACTACTTTCTTCACCAAGATGGGCGCAAACAGTATCATGGCATTGGGAGCATGGGAAAGCATATGGGGCGCCCCTACACAAAAACCCAATAACACCCCATTTTATGACTACCGAGACTAATATAATATATCATGAAAATAAACAGAAAGCAACTCCGTAAAATGGTCTTGTGAGTAATGTCGAGGATGACCCTACGGGGTCTTACTCGGCGTTCATAGGGTAGGGCTAGCTCGCGCCAGTTGACACTGGCTTTTTGATTTACTCAAAAAATATTTAAAATTTGCAAAACATTTAGGTAGATTTATATAATTATGATTATAGTTATATACATGGAGTTAATATGAAAAAACTTACACGAAAACAATTAAGAAGACTTATTTTGACGGAATCAGAAGAGGTTGGCTCTTTTTATCGTACAACTTCCGGAGCAATGTTTGGAAATAGTCATTTTGGTGACCCAAGATTTACAGGCCTTACAGGTTTAATGGAGGCACTTGACGAAGCGCGCGGTCCTATTTATATGATTCGTGCAGTCGCCGAAGACTGTCGAGGTGCTGCAGCTGGTGGAGAGGATTCATACGCTATCGATCAAGAGAATTATGATTATTTTGATAATATGGTCAAAATATGTGATGAACTCTTGGAAAAAATGCAGCATGAAGTCCTAATGCAATTTTAATTTAGACTTAAGACATGGGATAGTTATGATCACTATGAAAATAACAAGAAAACAATTGCGTCGACTCATAATAGAACAAATAGCCGACAACCCTACAGATGTCATAGATAAAGATGAATTTGTAGGTCCTTTGCCGGCGAATTACAAATCTGAATCTTTTTTATTAGAAGTGTTACATGATGTAATTGCGGCTAAAGGTAAATCTAAAAATTACACTGACTTAACTTCACTAGACGGAGGTACAGTAGGTATTGCACATTTTGCCTCGGACGGTCTTGGAGGTCTATATGAAGCTTTCGGTGATGATTTAGTTAAAAAATATTTTGGCAAGTATAAACCTGATATTGATAGTGTTCAAGCTTTAAAAGACGCAACCTATATGGGGTGGAAAAAAAGCAGAACTGGTTTACCTGTCTACTGTCGCGACAAAGGCGGACAGAAAGCTGTTAAAGGTACATGTTATAGAAGTATGACTTGGTGGGTCAAGGGTATGAAAGATTTTATTTCTAGCCCAGAGTCTAAAAAAATTCAATTAGAAGGTTGGAAAAAAGTTACTGTTAAACCAGCTGATAAAGTCATGGATGATTGGGACAAAGAATGGTTTACAAAAAGAGGTAGAGCAGTTGGGTACTGCCTTGTAAATAGTGGTGGTCCTAGTTTTTTACGTCGATTGGCCAAAGGAGGGAAGAGATCACCAAATGAAACGATTGATGCATACTCAGCAGAACATGGCAGCGTTAGAAAGAGATTTAGAATATTAAATAAAATGTATCCTGATCCTAATTTCAAACCAAAGTCTTTTCCTAAAAGTTATAAATAAATTAGTTAAATATATTTTGTAAAGAAATAAGTCCCTATGTATAATCTAATTATTGGAATTATATCCAATAAGCAAGTAGATAAAACAGGAGAATACATGCAATTCAATAAGTCAAAAAGCACAAAACGTTTCAATTTCAATATTAGCCGTGATACTAAGTCTCACCGTTCTGGTGCAAATACAGTAACAATCACAACAAATCCTTCAGATGATTCTTACCTAACTTCACGTTCACAGATCACGATGACGGTTAAAGAAGCAAAAGCTTTTCAAAACTTTTTAAATACTTATATTAGTGGCAAGACTTCAGTATCTAATTAACTGGAACAGATTGTTACCTAAAAAAGAAGGTCGGCACAAGCCGACCTTTAATTTTTTTAATTTTAACTTTCTTGATTATATAATTAATAATGACGATAACTCGAGTATCAGGAGAGGATATACATGAAAATTTCTAAACATAAATTAAAAAAAATTATTATAGAAGAAGTTGAAAAAGCCTCACTAAAAGGCAAGAGTTTTCATGCTGATTTAATTAACGAATTACTTCAAGTTTATGATGAGTATGGAATCAAGTGTGCCTTTATTGGTAAGGCATATAATGAGGATGACAAACCAGGAACGTTGATCCTACTTGATGAATATCGCGATTCTTGTAATAATGCCCCTGGTTCTTTTAAGAAAGCGTTAGAATTCTTAAAAGATATATATGGAGATTCCAGAGTTAAGAAAATAGCAAAGACAAAATGGAAATATGCAAAAAATAAGAAAAGCAGTCAGACAGCTAAATCTCTTGAGTCAGTGTTTTTTCCAAGAAGTTTAGGAGATGAAATATTTGTTATGCCTGCTAGTTGGATCCCTGTCGACTTAATTGAAGAGGTTTTAAAAGATCCGGAAAGTGGCTTAGAAGACTACCTAATACACATTGAAATGCGTAGTACTGGATTTGCTTAAATTAAATTTTTATATTGACTATTTAAAAGATATATATAAATGAAAATACTATATGATATCATTAAAATAACTACCCATAAGGAGAAGTAAAAATGAAAAAAATGAGTAGAAAAGAATTGCGTGTATTGATTGAATCTGCAATATTAAAAGAAGATCCGTCGGCAATTGGAGCCTTTGGAGACAGAATTAAACAAGGTGTTAATAGACTTAGAAATCAATCAAGGTTACAAGTCGGTGGTGATCCTATGTCAGTTGATGGCTCCGGTCCAATATTAGGTGACTTTTGGATGTATATTACAGGAGAACCTGGATCGTCCGGTGAACAGTTCGGTGGCGTAAGATTTGCACTAGGCAATGATGGAAAGATGCTAGCATCCTATGATTCAGGAAAAAAAGTTACCTATCGATTTGTTGATGACTTTGATGGTATCCTAGTCATGGTGCGCGCACAAGGTTCAGGTGACCAGTTTCATAGATTAGCTCACGAACTTAGCAATAAAGGATTGAGTGCCGTTTACGGTAAAGACATGTCTAACGTTAACATGGATGATTACATTGAAGAACTTAAGGCTTGTGAGGAGTGGTTAGTTGATAAATTCGAATCCTTAGGAGGAAAACCTTCCGGAAGCCTTAATGAGTCTAGAGGTACCTTATATAGAAAAAGATACTGGGGAAGATACTAATTACCAGTAAGGTTTCATGATACCGTGAGATTCATGAAGTAACCCAAAAGCATGACCTAGCTCATGTCGAAGTGTAATATTGTCCTTTCTGATCATGTGGTCGGATAGGACAATTTTTGCATCTGTTAAAATTTTTTCATCAGGTTTGTTCTTATAATAGAAGAAATTTAATTTTGTCTTACCGTAGTCTTCTGTGTATGTTTTATTTCTAGATATTTGTATGACATTACTCTGATGATCACAACTAGAGTTGAATTCAACCTCAATAGGCCCTAAGTCAAGTTCTTCCTGCCACCAGTTAATACTTTCAATAACTTCTCTTTCATTAACATGCTGATCACAAACTTGAACTTTAGGCGTATTTTCCCAAACATATGTTTCTGAAGCGGCTGTACTGATTAAGTTTAAAAATAGTAAAAACATTTTCTTTCCTCTTTGTTTTTATTATAATTAGTTTTGTGCAAGGTTACATTATGACTAAGTTATTTAGAGACTATAAACAAATTAAGACAAGAATTATGGGTAAGAGATATACTCTTTGGATCTCCGATACTGACAGGAAAAGAAAGTTAGGTCTATCAGGCATTAAGAACCTGCCTAAGGGCACAGGCATGTTATTTAAATATAATAAATACGTAACTAACAGCTTTACGATGAAAAATACTAGCATTCCCTTGACAATAATCTTCTTAGACGAGAGTATGAATGTGTTAGAGGTTTTTAAGTGCAGGCCTTTTTCTAAAAAGAGTATACAACCTAAAAATCCATATCAATATGTAATAGAAATATAGAATTAAAGTAGATATATAGTTATATAGTAAAAGTATTCGTGGAGAGCATATGTCAAATTTAATTAGTGAAGAATGGATTAAAAGAGAGATTAAAAAGTCTATATTAAAAGAAGTCAATACTAGATATGACATAAAAAATACAAACAATATTAATGAAGGAATTGGTGACTTGGCTTTTGACACTGTAGGTTTTGTTTTAGACAAAGCTGGAGGCCTTTTTGATATGATTCCGCTCAAGTATCAGGCTCCCATTAAAGACTATATCTTTACTAAGGTAGCTAATTCGTTTGGATTTTCTGCCAATTCAATTATCGGGATGTTTGTCAGATCTTGCATAGCTGAACTTTCGTTTACTAAGATGGGAGACATACTTGAGGGTGAAATTGAGTGTTCAGAAGTGACAGAACTGGTGTCTGTTGTCGCTGGTCGTCTATTAACAAAATTCGGAATTAAAAAGCTAATGGTTTGGATACTACAACACTACGATCTAGGAGAACTCACTAATATTTTGACCGGTTTTGATCCTTTCCAAAGAAATACGCAATATGTTTCACAGGGATTACTTCCTAGACTTGAAGATGCTTATTCAGAAGAGAGTATTAGCGATAGCCAGGCTAATAATATAATGAATAGTCTTATTGGTATGGGTCTCTTACACCTTATCGAAGGCTTCGTCAGAGACTACATTATTGAGAGTGTTGTTCCGGCAGTCTCAGAAAAGCTTTGTGAAATGGATATTGATGATATTAGAGACGAGATCGGAGACGCTGACTCCGGTGGGTTCGTAGACAGAATTGCTTCAGCAGGTGCAGAAGTGGGATCAGATGTAGGATCAGATGGTGTCCCTGAACTTTTACGTCGATTGCCCACAGATCTTTCATGATCGTAAGAAAATAATCACATTAGTTATAAAAAATAAAAAAATTGCAGTATAATTCAATATGCCCACAAGAGAAAATAATGAAATTAAGCGAAAAAATAATAAGAGATATCATAAGAAAAAGAATAATTGAAGCAAAATTATCAGTACTTAATGAGGCAATATCAGTAAGTGATTATAAAATATCTGACCAAGGCGTATCTTTTGCATTAATTAAGGATAATCCATCAACGATAACAGGAAATAATCCTGTCTACCATGAACTACCTGGCAGCGCTGAAAATAAATCGGACGGTACTCAATGGTGTAATTACAATGGTCTGACCAATAATACAGTAAGAGGCGTGATCTTAGAAAGTGCCACCGGTCCTAGCTATTTCATACCTAGACCTTTTTTCACTGATCCTCAAGATTATAACACAAATTATGACAATTGTTCTTTTTTAAAAAAGTTAAGGGGAGACAGCGAATGGAAAATACTAGGCACAAATAATGATGAGTACAAAGAAGCCATAGAAGCATTCGCAAATGCTATTAGTAACGCGAGAAGCTTACTGGAGACTGAGTTAAACGGAAATGATACACCTTTTGATGCATTAAAAAGACTCAATACTGCTAGTTCGAACAGGCCGACTGGGAGAGGTTGGGAATCTTATATGTATCAGGCTTTGAAAACAGTAGACGGTAATGATTATTCAAATATAAGTAAAGACACAGACAAACTCTCATCGTCATATTCCGGTGGAGACATTAAGGTGGGAGATAGGAATCTTTCGCTTATCACAAAATCGATATCTAAATCAGGCGGCCAATCAGAGTCATTTAAACAAGCAGTCTACATTAGGGCGATCCTAAAACCAAAAAATGACCCTTTAGTCATACCTGGATTTACAGGGACAGCATTAGCCGGCACTGCAGCAAATGGACGGACAATAGGTCAGCAAATGTTGAGATCCCCACCCGGGGTTGTAGGCACAGACTTACATTGGAGAAAAGTCTTAGCAAAACTTAATAATGTACCGCTAACTGATACTGAAGAGTGGTGGGCAGATATATTTTCTGATCTAGTGATGGGTAAAGACAACTCCGGAAAAGGTTATAGTTACTCTGATTTTGAGAGGCTGTCAGCAGCTTATTCTGTTAAACAAGAACTTAATGATCCGAATGAAAGATTTAGTCTAGGTCAAAGAATTTATAAAAGCTTTAATTCTGATTATGATCCACAAGGAGAGGGTGTAGGTATGCCTGATCAGGCTGACTTCTATGCCAACGCTTTTACGAAGGTATACAACAAAATGAGAACTGATGCCCAGACACGCTTAAGACAAGGATTGCCTTTACAGTGGTCTCAGGTTAATGGAAACATTCAAGCCGTAAATTATGATCTAGTTGAACGTGAATACAGGGAAAGTCTTCAAGCCAGCATAGATCAGCTCATACAAGATGAAGATGACATTCAAACTTTAACAATCGCCGGCGCTGTATCAGGAAGACCGGGTACAGTTAGTACTAATGTTGCTCCGGGTATTCCGGGTAGCGTTACGTTTAATCAAAGTCAAACCACCGGTGGTTATCAAAATAATGCTCCTAATCGGGTTACGACAAGAACTACCGTGCCAAGTGATAGAGTGTTAGGCATTGACATGAGACTAGACATTTCCTCCAGTCCTGGAATTAATAGTTTTGATGACTTAGGTTATGTAAAGGGTTCGAACAAGAAAATCAAAGAGATAATTAGATCGTTAATATCTAGCAACAAAGAGTCTAATTTTAGAGGCACAACAGTCAGGCTTAAGGTTTATTACAATGATAAAGGCAAGGTTTATAAAATTGCTTTTCTTAGTGCAAGAGATAAAATTTCTAGCATAGTCATGACAAAATTTAAAAAAGAATTAAAGACATCTCTTAATAATTTGTCGGTTGATGATTTTAACGTACGGGAGCCGGCGACACGGATTCAAGTGGCTAGTGCGCCTATAACAAGTACGACAGCCAGTACTACAGGAATATCATCGACAACTACAGAAATAAAAGGACATGTCCGACATGTATACACAAAGTCTGGTATGAGTTTCACAAGCAAAATAATACCTGATGAAAGCTACGCCGGCGATCCTGCAGTCTTAACAAGTCCGGAGTATGATGGTGAAGGATTGGTCATGGAAGAAATACCCAATCCTTCTCGTGACGATCTATCAACTCTATGGTACGAGCATGTCGGTAAAAAGAAGATGGACGAGCAAGGCAGAAAAAATAAGACTTTCGTTAGAATTAATTTTAAAGTGTATTGATCTTTCGCTTTCTACCTTCATATATTGCTTTTCTACCCGGTTTGCTTTTTGCAAAGAGCTTGATCAATTCACCTGCCTTTGCATTTGCTTGATCCTCATGAAAGCCTCCAGCGTCTCTGATCGGACCTTTTATTAAACCTATTTGATCTTGCATCATGTGTGTCATTTCATGTGCAACAGATCTCAAGACATCCGCTAACGCCCTGTTTTTGCAATAGACCTTGCAACAATTATTTCCTACTTCATAAAGTGCCGTCGTTGCTATACCGTGAGGTTCTCGAGAATTGGTCAGAAAGACACTAAAATCTCCCTCTATTGGTAAACTATCTGCACAAAACAAAATGAATTCTCCAGCAAGTTTAAGCTGCTCAGGTGCATAATGCAAGTCATGGTCAACATGTAATTTCATTGCTTCCTCTTTTAATCAATATATATCAATAATTTTATCAACAGACTTTACTAATGATGATATTTTTTCTATATCGGGTCCCATCGATACATTCTCAAATTCCACTGCTGCTGCTACAAGTATTGATACTAGCTCGCCCTTTTCGTTGTATACAGCGGATCCGCTGCTTCCAAAAGTTGCAGGTACACTATACATGCAAAAGTTTAACTCACACCCTGCGAAATAACCATCGAACATCAACCTAGTGTTTGGTGATCCTATTCCATCCGGTGCAGCAAAATTATAGACCTTATCACCTATTTTTGGCATTTGCTTCGCAAACTTTACCGGTTTGAAAGTTTCTTTTTTAAATTTAAGAGCTTCTAATAGACAAAGGTCATTTTCCTCATCCCTAATTATTATTTTTGCTTCTCTTTCTGTGTTACCTATGTGGACCTTTATTGTTCTTGTTCCCTGTAGCGACATGTCCTCTTCAGGTGGGGTGTCAACGCAAAAATGATTTGCTGTCATAATAAAAACATGAGACTTTGACTGGGATATTACGACGCCGCTAGCGGATGATTCTGGAAAAATAATTTCATCACATGTTTCCTTTTTCTTGTCAAATTCTTCACAAAAAACTAAATTAACTTCCTTGACTAAAAATGTAAAATTAGATAGTTGATGTCTGTAGTTATTGTTGAATTTTGGCGTTACTATTTTTGGGTGACCGTGACAACTAAATAAATAAAACATACTAAATAAAGATAGAATAGATCCCCACATAATTTCTCTCCAATGTCTAATAAAATAATCTACATGCATATAAACCCTTATAATTTTAAGTATTACACAAAAATGTAACGTACAAAATAGTATTATATAATATAACTATACGATCAAGGAGCTATTATGACAATACGTTTAGGTTATGCATGTATTAATATGCATCTTCAAAAAACACAAAAGATAACAACAAATCGAGGTATGATCAAGCGCACATTCAAGGCAAAGGGTATTTCTTATGCCTCAGAGTTGGCAGAGCATAACACAAGAAACATTTTACCAATTCTTATGTGGAATCACAAGAATAACATTAAAGTCTTCCGCATGACATCCTGCCTATTCCCATGGGCATCTGAATATGAATTAGAAGATTTGCCACATTGGGAACAAATACAAATTAATCTTAAAAAAGTTGGTGCTTATGCAAAACACTGTGGTATACGCCTATCCTTTCACCCGGGACCTTTTAATATTCTCACTAGCCCAAAAGAACATGTCGTTGCCAATTCAATTAAAGATCTAGACACCCACGGTAAAATTATGGACACCATTGGTATGGCACGTGATCGCTGGTCAAAGATTAATATTCACATCGGAGCCACATACGGCGATAAGCAGCCGGCTATCGATCGTTGGTGCAAAAACTACGAAAGGCTACCAGAAAGTGTCAAGACACGTATCACACTAGAAAATGACGACAAGGCTAGTATGTACAGTACCAAAGACTTATATCAAGTCTACGAGCGATTGGGTGTTCCTATTGTTTTTGACTATCATCATCACAAGTTCTGTACCGGTGGTCAAACAGAAGAAGAAGCACTTAAATTAGCAGCTAGTACGTGGGGTGATGTGCGTCCGACATGTCACTATTCAGAGTCTAAGGCACTAAATGAAGGACTAAACGTTAAACCTCAAGCACATAGTGATTATATTTTCCAAGAAGTACAAGACTACGGCTTAGATATTGATGTAGTATTTGAGGCAAAAGCCAAAGAACAGGCGATACTTAAGTACAGAGAACTATACGGAGATAAACAATGTCAATTACTGGCAAAATAAAACAACATTTACCCCATCAAGAATTATCAGAAAAAATCTGGAAAGAAGAAAAATTAAAACCTGCGATACGTGAGCAACTGCTAGAAATAGCAGATGTATTCATTGAGTATCTTGGAATTCCTATCGATGTTGCTGATATCACAATGACAGGCTCATATGCAAATTACAACTATACACCCTATTCAGACATCGACCTGCATATTATAGTTGATCCAAAGTCCATCAATAAGGATGTTGATTTAGTTGAAGAATTTTTAAAAGCTAAACGACAATTCTGGAACGATCGACATGATATTAGAGTACTAAATATAGAGGTTGAGATGTATGCGCAAGATATCAACGAACCCCATGCTAGTAGTGGTGTATATTCTATCAAGAAAGACGAGTGGATAGAAAAGCCTAGTAAGTTTAGAAAAGAGTTTGATAGGACTAACGTTACCAGAAAAGTAAAGTATTTTAAAAGGCTTATCGACATAGAAATAGAAGAAGCCAAGATGAATAGAAACATTAAAGGACTAGAAAAACTCATAAATAAAATCCGTGATATGCGTTCAGCCGGGCTCGAAAAAAGTGGTGAAATGGCCGATGAGAATATTATTTATAAGGTACTGCGCAGTGAGGGAGATATACAAAAACTTTATGACATGAAAGATAATATCTTCGACGTTGACTTAAGTCTTTAGTAATCGTACATATCCGAGTCTAAGAAGCGGTCTAGTCTGTATGGAAGATATGGTTTGCCGGATTTTCTAAGTTCTCTCTGTTTTGCAGCATCTCTATAAACATCTTCTTGCCCTTGCCTAAATCGCTGCTGAGCCCTTCTCTTGAGAGCATAACCGGCATACGGGCCTTCATCCGGAATTCCCATATCAGATTTAGTGCCTGCGTCAAATGATCCTCTATTCACGCTTGTGTCGTAGAGGCCAAGGTGCTTGTCGATTTCGTCAACTGATTGTTGCAGAAACATGTCTTCTTGCTTTTTATTTGCAACGTCTTCTCCTTTCCCAATGTCGCGTCTCACGAGTTTAATTCTGTTAAGTGCTCTTTTTCTCAACCCCATTATAATTTCTTCAGGGGCATCTTCACTAATTGCTGTAAATATTCTTTGTGCTAGTTCAAAGTTGTTGAATACATGAGGTAAACCTAATAGCTTCTGAGTCTCAGACAATATTGACTCTCTAATAATATTTCTTAATTTTGATTCAGTAATTTTACCATTTTCCTGACCTTCATTGATTACTGTTATGTGATCCGGGCCTCCACCTGAAAGTATTTCTTGGTACTGGATGAGCCAGTTAGAATCATATTCTCCTGCCTTTTTATCATTAGAATATGGACCACCGTGAGGATAGTACTTGAAGTTTGGATTCCCACCGCCAAATAATTCTAAAGCATGATATAGTCGGTTCTGACGGTGGCGAGCGATTCTTCGACTAATCGTATTAGATCCGGGTACAGTTGGGTTTTGTAATTGACCTAATTGGATATATCGACTTCTTAAAATTTTATATATCATGTCACCGTCAGGTGGTAGGTTATACTCATTGTATCTTGGATTGTAGGGATCATTACCACTTGGATCTCTTTGACCGTATTGATTGTATATTTCTCGTGCCTTTTGTATTAATGCATTATCTGCTTGGAAATTTTCTAAATCCAGATCGTGAGGTAAACCAACAGCTCTTTGAGTTTCTGAAAGTAACATTTTTTTTATTTGATTTTTAGATATATTCATAAATAACCTTATTTCTTCTTCTTAGCTTTTTTTACAACTGCCCATGATTTTGAAGGTGTTGCTGAGTTAACTCTTGCATGTGCCCATTGATGTTGGCTCATACCTTTCCTAGATCCGCTACTTGCCCAAGCAGCCAGACCTTTTTTATATTCTGCATATACTGAACTAGGAGTCAATCCACGCTTTTCAGCTTTCTTTTTAAGCGTAGCTTTTGTTTTTGCACTTAAACCCTTGCCTTCTTCCATTTCAGCTGCATCTTCATCTGTTATTGAATTAAGCATTTCTTCTTCTAAGGCCTCCATAATTATTTTCCTTAATTGCCTTCTAGTTGTTTGTTCTTTCATACTGTCACTCCTCTTTCTTGTTTTAAAACCTTTTTTGTTTCTTTCTTTTTCTTCGCTATCTCCCCTAAGTTTATATATTCTTGGATCGTTAGGATTCTTTTTATAGAGTTCAGAAGCTTTAGCCATATCTTTACCTCTTTGGCCGCGAGCTTTGTATTTTTTCTTTTGATAATCATTAGGTTTAGGTTCAGACTTCTTTTCATTGATTTTGATAAATGACTCGACGACGTCTTCTAAGGTTTCACTTGCAACCTCTTTCCATGGTTCACCTTTTTTGTTGGGATCTGGATACGGGTGGCCACAATTTCTGCACTTATCAACACCTTCTTCATTGTGTGTGCCACAATTTGGGCAAACTAGTCTATTCGTGTCACCTTCATCTAATTTCTTTTCCCTAGCTATTTTATCTATTACTTTTTTAGGTAAGAAATCCATTTTAGTAATCTTAGGATTACCATCAGCTGGAATACTTCTATGACCTACATTTTTATCTTTTTTAGACTTACTTTTCTTTTTTTCATTTAGTTTTTGTAAATTGTTCAGAACTTGCTTTATTAATTTAGTGTCTTTCTTCATTATATCAACCTAGTTATATTTATATTAACTTAATTCATAATAAGTATAGAATATATATGTAATTATCATCCAGGGTACTAATATATATGTCAATTTTTAAAAATCATAAAACAGTTGCAGATCGATCTGCATCAGATAGAAGGCGCCATAAAGAAAAAATAGACAAGGCAATAAAGGAAGGTATACATGATATTGTTGCTGAAGAGTCTATTATCGGTCAAGACGGAAAGAAGAAAATTAAAATACCTGTCAGAGGTATAAAAGAATATCAATTTATACATGGTACAGGTAACGGTACAAAAGGCGTAGGTTCTGCACAAGGTCAAGATATTCAAAAAGGTCAGGTCGTTAGAAAACCTAGTCAAAAAGGTCAAGGAAAAGGTAAACCAGGTAAACCAGGCGACAATAAAGGTGAAGATTATTATGATGTTGAAATATCGCTAGATGAATTAGCAAAATATCTTTTTGACGATTTAAATCTTCCTGACTTAGATAAAAAGCAATCTGCAACTGTTATGGCAGAAAAAATTAAAAGAAAGGGTTATCGATCTAAAGGTATTAGGGCTAGATTATCTAAGAAAGAAACTCTTAAAAATAAGATTAAAAGACAAAATCAGGCGGTTAAAAACGGCACGTATGATCCGGATAGTGAAGAAAGATTTCCATTTCACTATGAAGACTTAAAATATAAACATATCGATGTAAAGAAAAAACCCATTACAAATGCTGTTATTTTTATGATTATGGATGTTTCTGGATCAATGGGAAAGCGTAAAAAATTCTTAGCACGATCATTCTTTTTCTTATTATATCAATTTATCCGTTATAAATATCAAACTGTCGAAATTGTATTTATATCGCATACAACTGAGGCCCAAGAAGTAAACGAAGATGACTTTTTTAAAAAGGCTAGTAGTGGAGGTACTTTCATATCGTCAGGTTTGACGATGGCAGAAGATATAATTAACGAAAGGTATAGTCCAACTTCCTGGAACATATATGCTTTCCACTGCTCAGATGGAGATAATTGGTCCGAAGACAACGATAAGGCATTAGAAAAAATGTCTTATTTGTCTGACGTGAGTCAACTCGCAGGATATATACAAATTAAACCTGAGCAAAGCTCTATATGGGGTGAAGAAATGGCAAAAGTATTTGAAGTCTTAACTAGTAATAGTTTTAAAGTTTGCCGAATTAAAGAGAAGTCTGATATTTGGCCTGAATTTGCCAAACTATTTGGAGGAAAATATGAGCTCTAACTGGGGTGTAAAAGATCTTAAGATATGGGATGACAAAATATGTGAAATTGCAAAAAGTTACGGATTAGACTGGCATGAAATAACATATGAAATATGTGATTATTATGAAATGATTGGTCATATGTCATATCACGGAATGCCTAGTCACTATAATCATTGGTCATTTGGTAAATCATTTGAACAAACACACTTTAATTACAATTTAGGACAAACTGGTTTACCATATGAAATGATAATTAATTCTAATCCTTCTATTGCTTATTTAATGATGCAAAACCCATTATATTTACAAATTCTTATTATGGCGCATTGTATTGGTCACAGTGACTTTTTTAAAAATAACAGATGTTTTAAAAATACTGATCCAGATCATGTAGTTTCTAGAATGAGAAATGCCAAAAAAAGAATTCAAGGATATGTTGAAGATCCACTTATAGGGCAAGATAAGGTAGAAAAATTTTTAGATAACTTACACGCAATAAAGTATCAAACCAATAGATATAACTCTCCGAGAAAGTCTAGACAAGATATCAAAGCCGGCGAAATAAAAAAATATAACAAGTACAAAGAAAAAGGAATTATTTTAAATGCAGATGTACTTCATAGCCAGAGGCTACTGCAGCCAGATCATGATATGCTATCTTTCTTTTCTGAATATTATCCTGACTACTTCAAAGACTGGCAACTGGATTTAATTGACATTGTAAAAGAGGATAGTCAGTATTTTATGCCCCAAATACAAACAAAAATATTAAACGAGGGTTGGGCTTCTTTTTGGCACTATAAAATAATGCATGATTTAAATCTACCAGATTCAATGCATCTACCTTTTCTTAAAATGCATAATGCTGTTGTCAGACCACACCTAGGTAGGGTTAACCCTTATCATGTAGGCTTCTATATATTCCAAAAATTAGAAAAAGAGCATGGATTAGAAAAATGCTTTGAAGTAAGAGAGATAAGTGACGATGTATCAGCACTAAGAATGTTGTTGAATGAAGAAGATTTTAGAGAGTTAAATTTCTTTGCATACGAAAATAAAAAAGATGGAAGCGCAGTAGTATCTGAAGTTGTGGATCATGATGATTGGAAAGTAGTCAGGAATGAACTAATTAGAAACACAGGAATCAATATGATACCGCACGTGTATGTAGACAGCATTGACAAAGCAAACACTCTAATTCTCAAACACGAACATGATGGTAGGGACTTGGACTTGGATTATGCAGACAAAGTCATGGATCACGTACGGAATCTTTGGCCATATGATGCAAAGCTTTACACTGTAATAGAAGAAGAAGTTTGGGAAATTTAATTTTACATTCAAAATAGAATAAAATATTATTGTAGCGAAACAGGAGAAACAATATATGTCACGCACTAAAAAAGACTTTTTAGACTTGATCCAAAAGCAAAGAAAAAAGAAAAAGAAAGAAAAATTTGAAGGCAATTTTTTAGAATACCTTGAAATGATTAAAGAGAATCCTGAGAAAATAAAGTTAGCACATAAAAGGCTTTATGAAACAATTTGCGATCACGGTTTGGAAACCGTAGATGTAGGTTCTGATTCATACAGAGATATTTTTAATGGTGACAAAATAAGAACTTATGATTACTTTAAAGAAGAATTTTTTGGAATGGAGTCAGTAATTAATAAATTAATGAGATTTTTAAAATCAGCTGCCCACAAAGGTGAAGAAAGCAGACAGGTTCTTCTTTTAATGGGACCGGTGGGTGCTGGAAAATCTGCGCTAACTGAACACATAAAAAGAGCTCTCGATGGCCAAAGATACTACCATTTAGAAGGTGATCCACAGAGAGGTGAACCCCTACAGTTAATACCAAGATCACTTAGAAGTGAAATGGAAGACGTATTAGGCGTTACGATAGAAGGTGACTTAAGTCCAATAGCTCGGTGGGACTTATTAAACAAGTACGAAGGAAAATATGAAAATTTTAAAGTTGTAGAGTCGACATATTCCCAACGAGGTAGAAGAGGTATCGCTGTAGTACCTCCTATGGATGCGAATTCGCAGGATACTTCTGTGTTAATTGGGACTGAGGACATTAGTAAACTAGATCTTTATTCTGAGGATGATCCTAGAGTACTCTCTCTTAACGGTGCGTTTAACGTAGGTAATAGAGGCATAGTTGAGTTTGTTGAAGTTTTTAAAAATGAAATTGAATTTTTACATACTATGTTAACAGCAACGCAAGAAAAACGTGTACCGACACCAGGTAAACATGATATGATTTTCTTTGACGGTGTAATTCTTGCTCACTGTAATGAAAGTGAGTGGAATAGATTTAAATCAGAGCACACTAATGAAGCCATCTTGGATCGTGTTGTTAAGATCAATGTTCCCTATGTTCTAGAGTTAGATCAAGAAAAGAAAATATATCAAAAAATGATTCGAAGATCTGATTTTAGAAATGCTCATATTGCTCCTCACACTTTGAAAATTGCATCGATGTTTTCTGTAATGAGTCGACTCCAACCTTCTAGAAAGTGTGACTTGCTTACAAAAATGAAAATTTATAACGGTGAAGCAATTATTGAAAAAGGCAGAGTTAAAAAGGTTGATATACGTGACCTCAAAGACGAAGCACAACATGAAGGAATGGAAGGTATTTCCACAAGATTTATAATGAAGTCATTAGACTCAGCTTTATCAGATTCAGATAATGGCATGATAACACCAATTAACGTTGTTGATTCTTTAATTAAGCAGGTAAAAGAACAAATCATAGACGAGGATGCTAAAACTAGATATCTTGAGATATTACAAAAAATTATTCGAGAAGAATATCTTAGAATTCTAGAAACAGAAATTGCTAAGGCATTTATAACAGCATACGAGGAACAAGCCCAATCTTTATTTGACTCCTATTTAGACAACGCTGAATGCTTTACAACAAAGACAAAGGTTAAAAACAAAATAACTAGAGAAGAATCAGAACCAGATGAAAAGTTTATGAGAACAATTGAAGAAATGATTGGTGTCGTCGGATCAGCCCGAGATGGTTTTAGAAATGATGTAACAGCATTTATGTTTTCTAAAATGAGAAAAGGTGAGACAGTTGATTATCGATCTTATGGTCCACTAAAAGAAGCAATTGAACAATATCTTATTTCATCTGTTAAAGATATTGCAAGAATTGTTACCCGTTCTAAATCGCGCGATGACAATCAAAAGAAAAAATATACTGACATGATTGATACATTAATTAATGAATATGGATACAATGAATCATCTGCAGAGGAGATATTAACTTATGCTAGCAACAATCTCTGGCGAGATTCCTAAGGTAGAAGTATATAGTAGAGACGTCATTGATAGATTTCTAGCAAATGAAAAAGCTCATTTTTTAAGTTTTGAAAATAGAAATGCGCTATACCAAAACAAAAAGCTAATAACCACATCAGGATTGAACTATTTAAATATTCTTCCAGAAGGAAAGACAAATACTGTCCTTAAAAACTTATTATTGAAAGAGTATAATGAATGTGAAAAAGTATATCCATACTTGGGTGATGTTTTTTTAGAATTATTTTTTAACAAAAAAGTAAAGATTAAGAGTCTTAAAAGATTTGAGAAGAAAAGTGAAAAAAACTTTTTAAAATCTTTAAGAACGGAAGTGAAAAATATAACATCATGGATCATGAACAACATTAATCTTGAAAGAGCTATTAACATCCAGTCAACAACCCAAAAAGATATAATTTTAGAACTTGAAGATGAATTTTCTTTAAAGTTTTCTTACGACTTTGATTTCTTCAATAATTTAAGTAATTTAACTTTTAGAGAGTATAAATTTATTATTATAGATGGTTATATAGAAACTGTTGGTGAGGTTCATCACCTATTTTCAAAAGCAAATATTAATAAAATTCCCTACGTTGTATTCTGTTATGGCATGTCTGATGAAGTAAAACATAATATCATGATCAATAACAGGCAAGGAAGGTTTTGCATACTTCCTGTTTCGTTAGACGTTAATGATGAAAATACTTTAAATATTTTAAATGATATAGCAATACTCCATGAAGGAGATGTAGTTTCTAGTAATATGGGTCAAACAATTTCGCAAGAGATAAGAAAAGAACTTAAATACGGTAAAAAAATAACATTTCGTAAAAATTCAATACAACTTACGCCTAAAGCTACGATTAAAAAGATTGAATCACATAAAAAGTTTTTAATAAAAAGACTAGATGATGCAATGACAAAAGGAGACGTAAACCTAGACCCTATTAAAAACAGGATAAAAAACTTTTCAATGAAAAAACTAAATATATATCTACCAACTGATTTAGTTGTTGATAATGGCTTTCAAAGAGAATTAGTATATTCTTTGGCTTTCTTAAGAAACATAAATAAAGAATATAAAATTTTATCTTATCTTGAAAGGGAGTATTATATTCCTAAGCAATTTTTAGACCTTGTAGAAAAAAAGTCTAAAAGTCTAAGGGAAATATTTCAAAATATAGAAATAGTCTTAACATAGGAGATATAAAAAATGGCAAAAGTAAAAAGTTCAAATAAACAAAAAAGCAGTAAAGTTGAAATAATGAGAACAATTGCGACGTCAATTGAATTTATCAAAAATCAGATAGCTAACGATCTAATAGAGGCAAAAAGCAAAAAAATTATTGACTTAGAAAACGATGATTTGCAGAAAATAACATCGATAGTTGAAAATAGCATCACAGCTTCTTTCGTAAGAGTTTCTGGACAAATTGAATCGAGATTGTAAACAATGTTAGGCGTAACGCATACAATTGAATGTCATTGTGTATTACCCTTGTATAAAAATAAGTCACCCTCTGTTTATCACAAGTTTGCTGTTTACAACAAAGTAGATGAAAATGGAAGAGTACTATCTAAGTATGTTAACTGCAATAATTGCGGAATTACACACTTTGTTTATGAGATATGCAAGTCAGAAATAAAGGTGGGTAAAGAAGATCTACCAACTGTCAGAAGAATTGATGAAGTTAAACTTTCACTTCCAGAAAAACTAGTTAAATTTTTAGAATCTTACGAAGTACAAACTTTTGTATATGAAAAAATAGAAGATGCAATTAGCAAATCAATATATCCCACAGAAATAATTTTGAAAAGAGAAATAATTGATGAATCACACCATGTAAAGATTATTAAAGTGACATCAGAAAATAAATTCACAGTTAATACTGAAGTGATTAATACAATAATTAGAGGTACCGCTTAATGAGTTATTCAGTTAAATTAGAAAAATTGGCAAAAGAAAAACAAAAGTCTAGAGATATTGTAAAAGAAATATTAAATTTTGGAGTAACAGAACAGCAAAAACTAGATATTATTAATGGAATTGCTGTGTCTTTAGAAAATAACAATGCATTAAAAGAATTATCACTAGTACTTAAAAAGTATAGAGAATTAATTAACAAAGAAGAAGAAGAAGATAATAATAGTAACAATAATAATAAAATTATTCTAGAATAAGACAGGAGGATATTATGTCGTTAAATGAAAGCTTGCTATCGCAATTTGAAGAACTAAAACTTTTAGTAGAAACACTACAGACAGATGTAGTGAAAAATGCCCAAGGAAATAAATCAGCAGGTATTAGAGCTAGAAAAGGTTTAAGGGAAGCAAAAAAGCTAGCGTCAACAATTGTTAAAACGTCTTTAGAGACCGACAAGAGTTAGATATTACAACTATTTAATTTAAACTCAGAGATCCTATTTTGTCTCTGAGTTTTTTTATTGCGTTTTTTTCTATTTGACATATTCTCATTCTAGTTACTTTAAAAATATCACCAATATCCTGAAGTGTAGTTTTGTCTTCGTTAAATTCTTCGTCCTTCAAAAGTAAAATACAGCAGTTGTTTGACTTACCACAGTTAATCCAATACCTGCAATCTTTTATGTCACACGATTTGCTATTCTTTTTATTATAATTAAAACATTTCATATTATACGTTCCTTATGTGATATTTATGATTATACATCGATATCTTTAAATTAACAAAAGGATGAGCATGACAGATAGAAAAATATTTATTATTGATACAAGCGTTCTACTTTATGATAAAAATTCAATACATTCCTTCCCGGAAAACGACGTTTTAATACCCTTGGTTGTCTTAGATGAACTAGATAGATTTAAAGATAAAAAAGGATTGGTAGGAGAAAATGCAAGATATATTAATAGATACTTAGATGATTTAAGAAAAGAAGGATCTTTACACAAAGGAATAAAGATTGCAAATGGTCAAACAATCAAAGTTGCACTATCAGGATTTAAAAAAGTTCCAATCGGACTAGATCCTGACTATGCTGACAACAAGATGATATCCTTGGCTTTAAGTATACAAGAAAACGTAGAAAATAAAGTTGTATTGATCACCAAAGATATAAACTTTAGAGTTAAGTGTGATTCTCTTGGTATATGCTCTGAAGATTACTACAAAGATAAAGTAACGATAGAAGGTGAAGAGGCATTTAAAGGATATGTTGAGATTGAGGCTTACGATCCATTTACTATTGATGAACTCTATGATTATGTAAAAAATAAAGAAGGAACTGAAGATTGTTTAGAGAATTTTTTAGAACTTTTTGAAGATCAGCACAATAGGAAACCCTACGAAAACGAGTATTTTTGCATAAAATACGATTCTAAGTCATTTATAGGTAAATACGAAGAAGGTGTCATAACAAGAGCCTTAAAACCGGGTGAGTTATTGGAGTCTTTTGCAAGATTAGATATTAGGGCAAAAAATAGAGAACAGTTATATGCTCTTAATTCTCTATTAGACCCGTCTTTACCTCTAGTAACAATCTCGGGCTTAGCTGGTAGCGGTAAAACATTTATTACGCTTATGGCAGCATATGCAATGGTTCAAGCAGGATACTATGAAAGAATTGTCCTTACGAGAAATGTTCAGCCTGTGGGGAGAGATATTGGATATTTGCCCGGGTCTATGGAGGAAAAAATGAATCCATGGATTGCTCCTATCATGGACAATTTAAGAGTAGGTCTTAAGGACAATAATCTTTCACTATTCAATACACTCAGATCACAAGGCGTCATTGAAATAGCACCGTTATCTTATATAAGAGGAAGAACCTTTAATGACAGCATACTTATCATGGATGAAGCACAAAATGCTACTATTCATGAACTTAAAACAGTGATAACAAGAATGGGTGAAAATTCTAAAATTATTCTTTTAGGAGATGTAGATCAAATTGACACTCCCTATATTGATGCGCTGTCTAACGGTTTGACAATAGTTGCAGAAAAATTCAAGAATCAAGCTTGTGCTTCTCATGTTGCACTAAAGCGTGGAGAAAGATCTCATTTAAGCGCAGTTGCAGCATCAATTCTAGGATAGTAATATGGCAACAAGAGACGACAATAGATATAGAAAAATATACTCTTTCATCCGGAGAAAACCATCACCATCAGGAGACGACGTGACATTTGAATCATCAAAAGCAACAGTGACATCAGCCGATCAAGTCACAATTAATTTTTCAACTGTGTTTTCATCTGCACCTTTTGTCACGGCAACAGCATATGATAGTGCCACCAACAGTCAAGCCAATGTCAATGCCTATATAATAGCAGTTGCTACTAACCAAGTAACAATTGGTTTTTCTGCGGCTTTTACTGGAGAAGTACATTATCATGCGATACAAGCAGATTAATTAAGGAGTTAAAATATGGCATCGAGCTTTAGATCAGATGACGCACTTCTATCAGGAAGTTTAACACAATTAAAAGATGGAAGTCAGTATTTAATTGGCGGCGCCGGAATCAGCATAGTTAC